ATATATAAACCTATAATAATATACATAATACCATATTAATATGGTAAATATATATATCAATATATATAAACCTATAATAATATACATAATACCATATTAATATGGTAAATATATATATCAATATATATAAACCTATAATAATATACATAATACTATATTAATATGGTAAATATATATATCAATATATAAAAGAGTATAATAAAATGGAAGAAGAAAAGAAGAAAACATTAGAAGAACTAAAAGAACACAACCCAGAAGACAGAATAGCACCAGGCAGCAACCTGAAATGGAAGCACGTCCACCACATCACACACGAGGACGCAGTGAAAGCTGGTAGCTCCAAAAGTATTAAGAAAACGAATGCGTCAAGAATGAGGTTCATCAAAGAACGAGGTCTTAGGCTGAAAGATATCCCTTGGTTGTATAAACGATTGGAGGACCCTAAGAGTAACTTATTGCACATAATGATATTATTAGATAAACTCGTTGTTGACTCACAACGTGATAAGTCTTATACTCCGGCGTTGAAGCAGAAACTTGTTGACTTGCATATTCAGGCTCATAAGATTATGCATGGGACTAGTGTTAGGGTTAGTGGTGGTATCACTGTTAATATTGCTGACCAGATAGCGGATAGGATTGTGGATAAGATTATTGATGCTGACTTTGTTGAAGTAAAAGATATTGATAAAGATAATGTTTAATATATAATAATATAGTATATATAATATATAAAAGGAGAAAAAGAATGGTTAGAAGATTAATCACCAAGAAATGTGAAGACTGCAACAAAATAATGTTCAACGTATCATTACTGAGAAAGTATTGTGATCGATGTGGTAAGGAGAGGCAAAGAGTATCACAACGTAACAGTACAAGAAAATATTATAATGATCCTAACAAGGTTGCTAAGAAACGATTGTATCATCATAATCAATGGTTAGAAATCGTTGAAGCTAAGAGTTTAATGGATATACCTAAGATTATTGAATTGGCTAGGGAGAAGATAATGAAAGGAGATGATAAAGAATGAAGTTTAAAGAACTCATAATATTAACAATAAGTATAATAATACTTAATATACCAGTACACTACTGGATACAATGGATAAAATAATAGGTGAATAAAGAATGAATTTTGGAATAAGTCTACTATTACTAATAATAGTAATAATATTAAACGTATTCATTAAAGATATAATAATATGGTCAATACTATTCATATTAATAATAAGTATTATACCAATTTGTGTGTTCATAAAATGATAACAGATAAACAATGGGAACACATCTTTAAATGGCGAGACGAACTAGCAAAAGACATAATAGGATACGAATTATACGAATGCCAAAAAAGATTCAGTAACAAAATCATAAAAGCCACCATATTAAGTAAAGGAGAAACATTCGTAGCACAATGGACCAGGCAATTCGGCAAAACAACTATATTAGCAAAGGTCACAATACCATTCTTATTAATAAGCTATTTCAGCATAGTAGAAAAATTCAATATACCACACATGGACTTCTTCAACATAGGATTCTTCGCTCCACAAGAACAACAAGTTAAGACAGATTTCGATATAGTAAAAGACACAATCGCACTCCTTATTAATAAGGGTTATAAAATGGATATCGGGGAGTACAGTGGTAACACCATAAGAATAAATAGAGGTAAGTATCCTCCTAGAATGGTTTACGCATTCACTGCAAGTCCTACAAGTCACCCAGAATCAAAAACATTAAACCTAATAATATTAGAAGAAAGTCAAGATTTAATTGATCAACAAGTCAATAAAGCAATATTACCAATGGGTGCATCAACGAATGCTAACGTGGTATGGATAGGAGTAGCTGGTTACAAGCGATGTCAATTTCAGAAGTACAAGGATGAGTTAGACTCTGATCACAAAGTCATTGTTGATTACAAAGAAGCTATTAAGGAGCAAGAAGTTAAGTTCGCAGAAACAGGTTCATACCTTTACAAGAATTACGCTAAATACATTGATAAACAAAAAAGGGAGATAGGAGAGGATAGTGACGAGTTCAAGACACAATATTGTCTTTCTCCAGAAACTAAAATATTAAAATCTAATTTAAACTGGGTTAGAATTGATTCTTTAAAACAAAATGATAAATTAATAGGATTTGAGGAAAAAATAATTAAACGTTATCATCAAAGAAAATTTAAAGAAAGCATAGTTGAAAAAATTGGTCGAATAAAAAGACCGTGTTATTGTTTAACGTTTGAAGATGGAACTAAAATTATTAGTTCATCTGAACATCAATGGTTAACTTTTTCAGCTGGGTCACGTACATCATGGGTAAGTTCTGAAAAATTAAAATCTACAGATAGAGTTTATAAAGCATGTAATGTTTGGGAAGAAAATAATAAAAATTGTGATATAAGTTATTTATCAGCTGCTTTTGATGGAGAAGGATGTGTAACTCAATCAAAAAATTTTAGTGTAAGTTTTTCTCAACGTAATAATTGTATGTTAAAAAAAGTTAAGCATATATTAAATAAATTAAAATTTACTTATAATGAAAATATTTGTGACAAAAAAAGTGGTGTTGTTTGTTTAACAATAGCAAATGGGAAACGGGAATTATTACGTTTTTTAGGAATGATTAGGCCATGTAGATTATTAAATAATTTTAATCCAAATAAAATAGGGACATTACGTTCTTGTAAACAAAAAGATACAAATTTCGTTCATCCACGTTTAATTAATAAAGAATATATTGGGGAAAGAGAAGTAATTGCTATTAAAACTTCAACTAAAACATTTTTGGCGGAAGGATTAGCATCTCATAATTGTATGGAATGGATGCTTGAGAAAGGACAATTCATCACTTATGATGACTTATTAATGCTTGAAGAAGATTATGAGATACAAGAGTCTTATACTGATAACTTAGAATTCTATGCTGGTATTGATTGGGGTAAAATGCATGACTCAACTATTCTCACAGTAATAGATAGTAATGGTCATATACTTGGTTGGCATACTTGGAGAGGAGATAATTATAATAACCAAATCAATGACATAGTTTACTTATTAAGGAGTAAGTATAAGAGTGTTAAGAAAGTATGGTGTGATGCTACAGCTAATCAGGATATGGCAGTGGATTCTTTAAAAGCAGCTATTGATGATGAACGAAGATGTAACACTATTGTGATTGGTTATAAGATGACTTCTCAATCTAAGGATTACATGTGGAAGAATCTTAATAGGTTGATGAGAGATAAGCGAATGGCTGGTAAAGTCATTGAACGTAGCCTTATCAGGTTCCCAAAGAATTATTATAAACTCGAATTGAAAGAAAGATTTATTAAACAATTTCTTGATTTGCAGAAGGATATTAATAATGGTATTTGGAAGTGTAATCACCCTGATGGTCCTAATTTTCATGATGACTTTTGTGATTCATTAGCACTTGCGTGTCTCGCTTTTAAGTCTCAGAAGAAAAATAAGTATTCACCTTATATAGCTTAATATATCACCTTTTTTTATTTACTTATTTCATTTATAAACTAACAAGTTTTATATAATACTGATAAAAAGATTTATATAAACTCAAATAATTTTTCTATATATTAGAAGGATTAATCATTACTTCACAAAAAAATGATTTAACCCTTTCACATTGATTTCTAAACTTTTTTGTTACTGATAAGTACACAAACAATAAAATGGTATTCGGCATAAACTTTAAAAAGATAAAATCAAAAATATACAAGCCCTATGTACACGCAGAACAATACGCTAATATACAAGACGTGTTCAAAGGTAAAAAGATACAAGTCAAAAAGAAGTTCCCTAAAGAGTTAGGAGTAGAACACCCTTTTGATTTCGAAATGACAGAGAATCTTATTAAACGTGTTCCAATCGTTAATGGAGCAGTGAATAAGTACCTCGATTTTATTGTAGCACCAGGATTCTATGTTGAAAGCAAGAATACTAAAGCACAAGCCCTGATCCAACAATTCATTATTGAATCAAACTTCGAAATATTTTTGAGGGATTGGATTAAACAAGCTCTTAATGGTAATGGTTATGCTGAGATAGATATTGAGGAAGGAAGTAATGATGTTAA